CTTCTGGTCTCGGAACTGTTGAAATAAAAGGAGCTACCTCAGGAACAGGTTCAACTTATTGCACTTTTAATAATACAGGTATAAGTGTTTCAGGAAGTGTAACAGCAACAGGAGATGTAATCGCTTTTTCATCATCAGATAAAAGACTGAAGAAAAACATTGTAAAAATTGATAGCGCACTCAATAAAGTATCACAGATTAGTGGGTATCATTTTGAATGGAAAGATAAAAAAGAAGCGCCTCATCAAGGAAAAGATATCGGAGTTATTGCTCAAGAGATCGAAAAAGTTTTACCAGAAATAGTATCGGAGAGAGATACCGGATACAAGGCAGTAAACTACCAGAAGTTAACAGCCCTACTTATAGAAGCAGTAAAAGAATTAAAAGGGGAGATTGACGAACTCAAAAAGAATAAATAAGTTTACCTTCGAAAAATAAACCTTGACAAAGGGTCTAATTTTTAGTATAATGGTAACAATAATAGGAGAATTTTATGACAGCAGGTATATATGACATCGTAATAGATCAAGGAGCAGACTTCTCTGTTCAACTTGATTTGAAAAATAATGGAAGTGCAGTGAACCTAACAGGTTTTACCGCTGCGGCACAATTGCGTCCGACTCCTACATCAAGTACTAAATCAGCAGATTTTAGTATTAATTTTACAGATAGAGCAAACGGACAATTAAAATTAGAGATGACAAACAGCACAACAGCAGGACTTTCACCAGGAAAGTACTACTATGATTTAGAGACTACCTCTGGCGGCGGAGTAAAAACACGATTGTTACAAGGTGTAGCAAGAGTAACTCCAAATGTAACAAGATAATGAGTTTAGTAGGAACAACGATTACAATAACACCAATAGAACCAACAGATGCAATAACAGTTACACCAAACAATACAGCAGTAACAGCTACGAGTGATGTAACAACAATCACACTTTCCAGCTCAATACCGAGTTTTGGAGCAGTACAAGCTACTTCTGTCACATTAGGAACAATGACAGGAACATTACAAGGAACAGGAAATGTAGAACTAGCATTACAAAAATTAGCAGATCAACATTTCAAAGGAACAGAAGCGCCTACATCAGGCACAACAAACTTAGAAGAAGGAGATTTCTTTTACGACACTGATGATAATCAGTTAAAAGTGTACAGAGAAACGTCTCCGGGAACATTAGAATTCGTACCACTTGCACAAGGAACTGGTACAATGGACATACTAGACGCAGGGAGCTTCTAGACGTCAATAGGATAAAATTATGGCACAGACCTTTAAAATCAAACGAAGTAATACTACAAGCGCTCCTGGGTCACTTTCCGCTGGTGAATTAGCTTACTCTAGTTCTAGCGATAAGTTATTTATAGGACACCCGCAATCAGCGGCAGTAACAACAATTGGTGGAGAAGTATATGTAAATATGCTCGACCACACAGCTGGTACACTAACAGCAAGTTCAGCACTTATAGTAGACGCAAATAGCAAGATAGATAATCTTCTTGTAGACAACTTACAACTCAATGGAAATACAATTTCCTCTAGTT